AGCAAATCGTCAGGCCAATCTGGCTTTGGTCAACAATGGTCGGTCTCCATCTCCCGTGCTGGTGATTACCTCCTCCACACCTGGTTGCGCGTGGTTCTCCCCGCCGTGACTGCTGCTGTCACCAACGGTGCAACACTTGCTTCCAGTACTGCGAACATCAGTGTTCTTCGTTGGACCCGTAACTTGATGCACAACTTGATCCAAGAGTGCAGTATCACGTTTAACGATTTGGTGGCTGCCCGTTTCGACAACTTTCACTTGGACTTCTGGTCGTCGTTCACGGTGCCCTCTGGCAAGCGCAACGGCTACAACGTGATGATTGGTAACGTCAACCAATTGATCAACCCCGTGGCCGCCAATCCCCTCATCTTGGTCGGCAAGGGAGGTGTTCAAACCAGTGCCACTACTCCTGCCTTAAGTCAACAAGTGTTGCCTTCCCAAGTGTTGAACCTTCCCCTTCCCTTCTTCTTCTCGCGCGATTCTGGCATTGCTTTGCCAACGGCCGCTCTTCCTTACAACGAAATGCGCATTAACTTTTCGTTCCGTAACTGGACCGATTTGTTGATCAAAGATACTTGGGTTCCCACCCCATCTTATACCGGAAGTGTAAACCCATCTCCTGCATTCGACAGCTCAGCTGGTTCGGCTTATACAGCCTACAACGGTTGCTGGGTGTCTATTCCCGCCACTACTAACGATGTTCATGGTAGCACCCCTGATATTAGTAACTCGTGCCAAGTCTGGGCCAATTATGCCATTGTGTCGAATGAAGAGCGTAAGAAGATGGCTTGCGCCCCTCGTGATATTTTGATCGAACAAGTCCAAACGGCTCCTCTTCAATCGTTCAATAACCAAAATCCTGTTGCGACTTCTGGTTTTATGGGTGTGCAAAGTGGTACTCAAATTACTCCTCAATTTGATATCCGCTTCTCCCACGCCGTCAAGGTGCTCTTCTGGGCAGCCCGTAACAAGTCCAACTATGCTGCTTGGTCGAACTACACGTCTGATCCTCAATTCCCTCTTGGTCCTCGCCAATCGGGTAACATTGCGGCTGCCCCTGGTAACCCTCTCTTCGGTGTCGTCGACTTTACCGCCGGCTCGGACCCAGTTGATAACACCTCTCTCATCTATGAGAACACTCAACGTCTCCAAAACATGGGCTCGGACTACTTCTCCCTTGTCAACCCCTGGTTCCACTCACCCGTCATTCCTCTCGAAACGGGCTACCACAGTTACTCGTACTCGTTGGATTACTCCAACATTGACCCTATGGGATCCACTAACTATGGTAAATTGACCAACGTCTCAATTGTCCCCTTCTCCTCGGCTGCTCAAAACAACTCGTGGTACTTTAATGCTAGTGTTCAGCCCTCTGCAGGCTCAGCAAATGTTAACGCTGTTTCCACTAAATACGATTTTATCACCACGTGTGTCAACAACAACATTATCCGCATTTCTGGCGGTGCCCTTGGGTTAAAAAACTGGAAGCCCAAAATAGGAAGCTGCCGAAAACGTTACAATTCATCGTTTTCGGGCAAACAGTATAAGAATTGTACTCTTTTTACAAGAGTTATGTAACTTTCTAGTCCAAGTCTCAATGATTGGGCAAGATAATTTAAAATGACGGGAAACCCCTTAAGTCAATGCTACTAAACCAATTAGGAAACTAATTGTGTGGACAGGTTAATAGCCTCGTGTATAGTAATAACGCATTGAATTGGGCAATCCGCGGGTAAAGAACCTAAAATCGTTAATCGACTAGATTATGGTTCTCCCTCAACGACTACCGGATTATCGGTCTATGGATACTAGTCATATCTATATAGGCCTAAGGTATAGTCTACTCCTCTCCGAAAGGAGAGGTATTAGGAGAAATGTTCCAGTTCTCTAAAAGACCAAATATGGTCAAAAAATTCAAATTCAAAAAAAAATACAGTTGCAAAAATTTTCAATTTCATAAAATTGAAAATAAAATCAAATACAACATTTAAATTAAAAATGATTGGATACGTTTATAGTATAACAAATTCAAAAACGTCTGACATATATGTTGGATCAACCATTCAAAAACCAGCTCATCGTTTTAAAGCACATCGAAGTAATGCAAAATCTGGAAAAAATGGAAAATTATATGACCATATAAGAGATATTGGTGTTGACCATTTTAATATAAATGTATTAGAAGAGTGTTCTATTGAAAATGAATCGGAATTGTGTCAGAAAGAAAGAGATTATTATACAAAATTAAAACCATCTCTTAATATGATAGCTCCTCGTATTTCAGAAATTCATGAAACAGGAAGGATTTACAAGTTGTTTTTTAAAAATGATATATCAATATTTTATATTGGTTCGACAAAGAAAACAATATCTAAAAGATTGGGTGATCACAGATCTGCTTCAAATGAAGGAACTACTCCTATTTATACTTTTATGAGACAAAATGGAAAGGATAATTTCGATATTGAATGTGTCGAAGATGATATACCGATTGATCAGTTAATTGTTCGTGAAAATCACTGGATTTCAGAATTAAAACCAACATTAAATAAAAATTTATTTTTATGTAGAACAGAGCAAGAGCGTGATAAAGCAAAATATCTTAAAAATTGTGAAAAAATAAAAGAACGAGTAAATGAACGGCGCTTACTAAAGAGAGATGAGATCAATGCTCAAAAAAGAGATCATTATAAACAAAATAAAGAAAAAATATTTGAGAAAAGTAAGCAAAAATTGTTGGAACTAAGAACAAAAGAAATAACACTTTATAAAGAAAATCCCAACTTTACAAAAGAATTATTGTCAAGAAATACGAATATTCAATTAAAAGAAATTATGAGAAAATTTGGATTTGATAATTCCCCAAGAGTGAAAGAAAAATTAATTGAAAGGATTTTAAAAGAGCAACAAACACTATTTAATTAAATTATTATCATGATAATTTAATCACTTTCATTAAGTCCAGAAAAGACCTCGACGCCTTGTAACAAAAAAATGTAAATAGGGTTTGTTTTCTTGGTATTTTATAAAAAATTTAATACTTTTTTATAAAGAATGTCAGAGTCATTTGTTACAATTCCGCTAAATCTTGCACAGGCATCCCCTTATTTTATAAGTGTTGCTGCGTTGTGTGCATTGCTTTTAACAAACAACAAATGGTGCTTGTGGTTTTTGGCAACATACATTGTTCTTGGAGAAGGCTTAAATCATCTTGAAAAATTTGCATTTAAAAAGGCATTGGGTCCAGTTGAACCATGGATTCGCCCTAATCCGCCACAATCTGGGTGTGGCATTTTCAATGAATGTTCGGCAAATGGTAGTAAAACATTTGGGTTTCCAAGTGGTCACGCACAAACAACAACATTTGCGGCGATGTTTTGGAGTCTTTACATTTACAGACAAACAAAGTGGAGTAAAACTGAAAAATGTGTAAAAATTGCCCTTTTATGGATTCTTGCTGGCCTTGTGTGGTATAGTCGTGTGGCCATTGGGTGCCACAATTGGACACAAATTGCAGGTGGCATTGCGTTTGGTGCAACACTTGGCGCGGGATCGTATATTCTAATTGAAAAGCACGCCCATTTTTAAAAAAAAGCGGCATATTAAGTGTAGGCCTCAGCAAATTCCATATAAAAATCATCGGAATCACCGTACAATGGTTGTCCTGCTGCATAAGCTGGAACAGCACGTGTAGCGTTTCCTGCTCCCGTTGTTGCTTGTTGTTGGTGACGAGGTGCTTCTTTGTTTGTAAATTTTTCTTTAGTTTGAATCTTGCTACTGACTTCAAAAATAAAACGTTTAATTTCACTTTCGTCGTGAGGTCCGTCATAGCGCACAAAAGGTTTTCCAGCGACATATAAAATCATCAAAGGCACGTATTTAATTTCGGAAATGGTAGCTTTACTCATTCCAATAATATGTTTTTGTGCACTTACATTGATCATTGCAAACTGACAGCCTCCCAACTGGCCAGGCAATCTTTTAAAAATTGGAATAAGCTCACGACTGTATTGACAGTTTATTGAATAAAATAAGACTAAACTTATTCCTCGTATAGAGTGACATAATATGGGTCCTTTTTGACCTTGTTGTATACTAAAATCTTCTGTTTGTAAAAATAATAATCCGCTCATTACTTCTTTATTTATAGTATACAATCTTTTTTAAATGGTATATAGCGCGGTCCCGTCCGCGCGCCGACGGATTTAGGCTTGGAGGTAAAAGCTCTTTAGGTACAAATATTAAACCCGTTCTCGTACAACTAAAAAGCCCTTTGGTACTAAATCTTAAACCCGTCGCGCGGGGGCGGTGTGCCCGCTTAAAATTGAAAATTTAAAAAAGAATAAATAAAATTAAAAAGAACTCAGCAAGGATGAACTTTCCAAATTTTCCGCTTTATGAAAGACTTGCTCATACTGAAGAGGATTACAAAGAACTTAATGATGAACAAAAAGATGCTTTGATTGACAGATTCAAAGGGATGAGCGATGAAAAACAAGAAATTGTTTATGCACTTATCAAAGCGTATTATATGGAAGAACAACAACAATTTATGTCTACAAGTGAACTGCCATATAGTGGCAAGGCATTGAAAAATCGTTTGAAATTTGACTTGGATTGTATTCCAAGTAAATTGCAATATATTTTATACGAATTTTCAAATATGAAATAATAAAATTTGTTAATTCTATAAAATAAAATTTACAAACACCCACAAAATTTGTGAGTGTTGAAATCAAAAATAAAATCAAAAATAAATTAAAAGCTATAATTAAATTTTTTAGAAATCTAAAAAATTTAAAGCATATCAGGTCAAATCATTTTTTTTTTGAATTTCTTTTCTTTTTTATAATTTCTTTCTTTTTTATTTTCTTTTAAAATTTAAAAGAAATTTGATATATCAATATAACAAACCTTTGTAAGGCTGGTGGAAAATTATTTGGTAATTAGAATTCACTTTATATTGAATTGCTATTTATTCTTCTTTTTTATAAATATCTTTTTTGTGATTGATTTTGTGATTAAATTATATACAATTTCTATGCTGATATTGAAATTATATATAGAAATTCTTTTTATGTTTTAATCATTATTGTGGTTCTAAATAGTTAATTTAAATGTAACGTTTTTGGTGCCGGTTTTTGTGAAAAAGCGGCGCAATGTTAAATTAAATATTTAATTTAATATAAATGGACATCATTGATTTTTTACCAACTTACACAGAGTTTGATAAGGATGTACAAACCATTTTAGGACCAGATTTAGTTGATACAACTTCTCTGTATCATAAAAAAGAATTTTACGATGTTAGGCTTCAGCCCATTGAAAAACGTCCTGAAAAGCCCGGTGAATATATGAATCATCAAATTATTATGGCGCGATTTTTAAGTTCTTATACACCATATAATGGCATTCTTGTAATGCAT